ACAGATACAGTTTTAGATACTGTACAAAGAAATTTAAACAAAAACATACCGTCAAGTGTGAGGCGATTATTTTAAATAAAGGATGAAAAATTATGGCACTACCTAAACTTGAAACTCCAACATATGAGTTGGAACTACCATCTACTGGTGAAACAATTAAATACAGGCCTTTTCTGGTAAAAGAACAAAAAGTTCTTATGCTTGCAATGGAGTCTGAAAAAGAAAAACAAATGAAAGATACGTTAGCATCTTTGATAACTTCATGTACTTTTGATAAAGTCCAACCATACAAACTACCGATGTTCGATGTAGAATATATGTTTCTACAGATAAGAAGTAAATCTGCTGGTGAAACTGTTGAACTTAATTTGTTATGTCCAGATGATGAAAAAACCAGAGTAAAAACTAAGGTCAACTTATCAGAGGTATCTGTTCAGATGCATGAAGAACATAGTAATGAAGTACTCATAACTGATACCATTAAGTTAGTTATGAGGTATCCATCTTTGGAAGACTATGGTAATTTGGATACAAAACAAAGTAATATTGCAACTGTATTTACTATGTTAAAAAATTGTATTGATGAAATACATGAAGGGGATAAGATACACAATAGAGTTGATATTAGTGATAAGGAAATAGAAGAATTTGTAGAAAGTTTACCATCTGAAGTTATGGAAAGAGTTGCAAAGTTTTTTGATACCATGCCTAAATTACAACATGTAATTGAGGTTACAAATCCAAAGACTAAAAAAGTAGGAGAAATAAAAGTAGTAGGATTGCAAAGTTTTTTCGCTTAGCCCTCTCTCATGATTCTGTACAAAACTATTACGAATCTAACTTTGTGTTAATGCAACATCATAAGTATAGTCTTACAGAACTGGAAAATATGATGCCGTGGGAGAGGGAGATTTACGTAGGACTACTACAACAACATATCAAAGAAGAAAATGAAAGATTAAGAAGAGAAAAAATGCAAAATAGATAAATAGTTTGTAGTAAGAGAGAGAGGAACTAGTATGCCTGTTGAAGTAACCGTAGACCCAGAGGTCGCAAAGAAAGATTTTAATGGTGATGGTCACATTTCACAACGAGAAATGGAGATGGATTTGGAATTTAAAAGAAAAGAACTTGAAGATGCAGATGCTCGTAGAGATGCAATGCGAAAAATGGCATGGTTTGCACTAATGGGTATGTTAGTTTATCCATTGGGGATTGTAATTGCAGACCTTATAGGTTATGAAACAACAGGACAATTATTAGCGGATATTGCTCCCACATATTTTGTTGCTATATCAGCTTTAGTAGCTGCATTTTTTGGTGCAAACGCATACGCAGATAAAAAGAAGTAAGGTAAATGGCTGAAGAAGAAAAACAAACGGCAGTTTTAGAGAACGTATTAGGGGAAGTTAAAAAACTTAATACTAATGTAACTAAAAGTGAAGAAGGTAAAACAACTGGATTGGCTTTTGGAAGTGCTCAAATTTCTGATGACGTTCAGAATTTAGATGATAATTTGAATGATAGTGTAGAAAAAGTTGGTGCTCAATTAAAAAATAATGCCGATGAGGCTCAAGGAAACGAATCACAAGAAACAGAAGACAAAAGAGATCAGATGAATATCTTTAAAAAGATGTTTTCTGGAATATCAAACTTAGGCGTTTCTTTAGGAAAACTTGGAGAAGGCATATTCAATGTTGCTAAAGGTGGAGCTCAAAGTCTTTTCAACACCGTATTACCTTTACTTTTACCAGCTATATTTTCAATGTTAAATAGTGATTTTTGGAAAAAAACAGGAGAAGTAGTTGATCAAATTACTGAAGCTCTAAAATCTTTTTACAATAATATTTTACTTCCTATATTTACCTCACTGAAAGAGGGATTTTTCAAACAGATGGAAAATGTAGGAGAATTGTTCGATGGTATAGGAGAAGCGATACAGTTATTCAAAGAGGGTGACATTCTTGGGGGTATAAAAAAAGTAATAAGTTCAATTGGAACATTTCTCTTAAAAAGTTTAGACAATCTAGTTACAACTGTATACAATGCAATCGCTGGAATTTTTGGTTTTGAACAAACTGATTCTGTTGGTATGTCAATACTTAATTTCTTTAAAAATACTTATGAAAGTATAAAAACAACTGTTAAAGAAACTTATGAAAATGTAAAATCTTTTTTTACGGATACTTTTCAAAAAGTAAAAACCTTTTTCACTGAAACTTATGACAGTGCTATAGCTTCCTTTAAACAGACATATGAAGATGTAAAAAAGTTTTTTACAGAAATGTTTACTTTTGTTGATGAAGGATTATCAGATTTTGCTTTATTCAATTTTATAAAACAAACTATAAATGATGTAATCGCTCCTATTAAAAAAATATTCAGTGGTGACTTTACTATGGATGATCTTTTAGATGGTGCGTTTGCATTTCTTGATATAGTTTATGCACCTGTTAATTTAGCAGTAAACTTCATCAAAGATATATTTAAATTTGGTGATCCAAAAAAACCATTTAAATTTAGTGATTTCTTGTTCGGGCCTGAAGGAGTTTTTACAAAAGTTGTAGACTTTTTCAAAGGTCTTTTAGATATTGATATCAATAAAGTAGTTAGGGGTATTCCTGGCGCTGAAAAAGTATTGAAAGCACTTGGTATTATAGAAAAATCTGATGAAGAGAAACTTGCAGAAAAACAACAAAAGATAAAAGATTTACAAGCACAAATTGATACTGGTTCATTGTTAACTGTAGGATTTAGTGATAAAGATGAAAGAGAAGAACTTGCACAGTTACAAAAAGAACTCGATGAAATGAAAGCAAAACAGCAAACCCAAACAGAAGCTTCACAAAAAGCATCTACTTTGACAGTAGATAAAAAACTATTAGAAGCTCAACAACAAAAACAATCAGGCACTAGTATTGTTGATGGTTCAACTGATGCAAGATCTTTCAGTTCATCTAGTACTACTGTTGTTCAAGAACGTGTTACCGATCCTACAGCTTTAAGAATGGGATTAGTAAATGGATAAAAAAACCCCCATATTTCTATGGGGGTTTGTCTAAGTATGCATTAGTCTTTTTAGGTGGTGTTACGACTCTAGGACAATCAAACTGAAAGTACTTTTAACTAGATGACTTTCTGCACCAAGGATTACTAATATACCTATCTCACAAATTTCAATGTATAAGTTTTACCATCATGAGTAAATGTTACAGTAGAGTGTGAATACATTTCTCTTTTTTGTTCTGTATATCTTGTCTCTACTTGACACACTGTTTTAGTTCCACTTTTAGCAGTAGAATTATTGTGTCCTAACATTCCACCAATAATTGCACCAGCAGTTCCACCGTCTGGTAAATCTTTTGTCACATTGTTACCAATGATACCACCAATGATAGCACCCATAAGTGCATCACCAGTTTTATCACCACTAACTGTTTTGTCGTAACATACCTCAACATTATGTGGTGTCTTGTGATACACTTGTTTGAAATGATCTGTAACCTCTATTCTTGCAAGTTTACTTTCTGCAACAGCAGAGTTTGCGATCACCATCATCCCTAAACTTAAAAATGGTATTAGTGATGTTAGAATGGCATACCTCATTTAATTTTCCTCAGCAAGTTTTTCAAAATATGACATTGTATCATCTTCTTCATCCATATCATTGGAAATAGAATTAACTGATACAGAAGGAGCTGGTTCTTCTTTGGTATCTACAGTTACAGATGTTTCTGGTGAATCATCAAAAGATGGAGACATTTCTACTACAGTACTAGTAGTACCAGTTGCAACTGTACCAGAGAGAACAAGATCCAAACGTGTCTTCAATTCATCATAAGACTTGAAGTTGGTAGGAGCTGTAAACTCTGAAAGAGAATGCTGAGACTTCCAAACCTTCTCAAGAGCATCATCATCATCTAGAAGAGCAGATGGTGCTTCAAACTCTGACTTATCATAGTTCCAGTAACCATCAACTTTACGTAACTTCAACTTGAAGTTTGCACCTTTCCACAAATCAAAAGGATTTACTGGTGTCTCATCCTCAAATGCAGGCTGCATGGTTTCCATGAGTTTATCAAAGATTTTTTTACCATAACGATAAAGGAATACTTTACCCTCATTGTCTGGATTTGCAGAATCTTTTATAACATAGATATTTGAATAATACTGCAACTTTCTCTTCTGTTTACGAGCAATTTCTTTATCACTCTCAACACCAGAGTTCCAAAGAGCAGAATTATGTTCCGATACTGGATCATTCTGTCCAATAGTAGTAAGAGAGTTCTCAATATACCACTGTCCAGTTGGCCCTTGAAAAGCATGATTCCATACTTTTGCCCAAGGCATTTCTTCACCTTCAGAAGCTGGAAGAAAACGAATGATAGCAAAACCGTTACCAGTTTTATCCATCGTTGGTTTCCAAATTCTTTCGTCTACGTAAGACTTCTTTTCTTGAGGTTTATTTTCGGTTTCTACTGCACCGAGCAGTTTGTCTAAAGAATTAGACTTTTTCATAGCACTGAATGACATTTATTTTCTCCTTATGTAAATGTATGTTTCGTATGTTATTGTTTGTAATATACAATATAAAAGAGTATTTGTCAATACCCCTTTATATTTATATTTAGTCATGCACTCTGGCACGTAATTCTTTTATTCTTTCTTTTAAAACATTAATAGTGGTATGTATGTGACCAGTTCCTTGTGGTTTTATTCTATGTTCTAAAACAGCAATCTCTTCCATCAAAACCATAATTTTATCTACAGTTATAATATTACTTTCGTGTCCAAAAGACACACTTTCACTATCATTATATACCATTATAAACCTTTCCACCATAGGTAGCCGAGAAACAGTATTGAAAATACTCCTACGGTTAACATTAATTCTATATCACTTATCATTTCTTAAAGCCTCCCATGAGTTAGGAAATAAATCTTTACATTTTTCATCAATCTTATTTGCAATTTGTTGAGTTTCCCATTGTGTATCTTTTGCACAACGTAAATTACACACTCTTGCAAAAGCCATCAAAGTACCAGACCAATACCACTCAGTATACATATTTTGTGGTAAAACCATTCTTGCCATCTCTGGTGCAACTTTTTCTCGTAACAAATTATAATATGTTTGTTTCATGAACTGCATTGTACCATGAATGTTATATTCAATAGTTTCATCACTAGAACCTTGTTTTACACTTCCCTCTGGACGTAATCTCCAATTCTTAGGAATATAAAACTCTGGTTCATCATCCACATATCGTCTGGACACTTCATTCCATACCAAACCCACTTGATGTTTTACAAGTTGTCTTGCAACAAAGATTGGAGCTTTGATACGAAATTGTATACTGCAATGACCAAATGGACTCCAATGATTGTGTTTTGCAAGATACTTAATAAGTCTTTCATCTCCATCTGAAAGTAGTCCTTCAATCTGACCACCTTCTGGAATCGATTCCCATTCAGATTCTTTTGCAAAGGATACACGGGCAGCATTAACAACCGTTAAATCACTGCCCATAGAATCGATTAATGTTACTTCCATTAACCTTTCCTTTGAGTATTATATCTTCTAGGCCTATATCCTTTTGGCCATGTAGGTTGTCTTGAAGCAAGAAACTTAACTCTTTCTGACAACTGTTCATTAGAACGTGTCAATTCAGCATTATCAAATTCTAAAGATTTGATTTTAGCTTCAAGAGAGGCAACTTTACTTTCAAAGAAACCTTCTTCTCTGATGGTTGGATTACCATCTAAATGTACTTGTACTTCCATCAACTGGACTCCTCTATAAGTTTTAATAATTTCATTCTATACTTATCATCATTAATTGTCAAGAACCCTTCATATTTTTTTATTATTTTTTTCACTCCTGGCCAAACAAAATCATCCCACTCTAATTTTTTATCCCAATCCTTAATATACTCTACAAGTTTATCTAGTATAATCATAGTTTCTATAGATACTCTTTTACCTAGATATTCTTTCAACAATAGAGGATGTTGATTATCTTGACATTCAAATAACGGATTAAAATTTTTAACAAATGGTGACATTTCTATTTCAAAAACATTGTAGAAGTTTTTCCTTTTACTTAACCAATTCTCATAGTTTTTATCATTAAAGTTAGCAATGTAACCAGATTGTTCTACTATAAAGTTAGAAATGAAATAATTTAACATTTCATCATCATTGTATTTCTGTGCAAGTTTTACAAAAAATATTCTATCTTTTCTTTTCCAAAAGGAATCTCTAGATATTTTAGTTCGTCCACCAAATTTATGATAATCATATGTACCATTAAAGTGAGCTTTCAGTGAACAATATAACAAATATGTATCAACAGCTTCCATTATTTAAATAGGCAACTGTGCCTGTCTTGGTAAAAAATTTAGTTCTCTTGCGTTTGCTTCAACCTTTTCTTTTAGACTTTTTGTTATCAAATTACTAACCGTATCTGGTTCAATTTCCTCTTTTTTACAATACCAAAGAATTGCTTCCATATGTGTCAATCCCTTATCTTTTGCAATATTTTCTATTTCCATTGAAAAAAGTTTAGGTGTTCTCATTATATGTTCCTTTTAAAAAAGTGAGGACTAACCTTGGCCCTCGGCGTGTTTATTAAGGAACAACCCTCGACATTTTGATAGCCACATCAAACAAGTCCTACATTGTCTTACCAATGATGTACTCCGTAAATCAGAGTCTACGAAGGCCTAAAACTGGAATGTCTTTCTCCTTTGTTGTTGTGTACTTGTACAAGTGGTAGGTTATTCTGTTACTAGGAAACCTACCGAAACCCTATCCGACTTACGCTGCTAAAGCGTAATCTTGAGATGCAAAGTTATCGTTTGCATTTACTAAAGTGGACTATTACGCATCCATCCGACAATTCTACTCGCCTCTATCTCTGTTAGTCGATCCTAATTCACCCCCTCATTCGGAGTTATATAAGATTTGGTGGAGGTGATGGGAATTGCACCCATGTCCTACCCAGCATTCGATTTGTATCAACGAATTGTGATTATATTTATATCATAGTAGATTTAGAATGTCAAGCACCTATATTTACTTTTCTACAGAAACTTTAGTTTTTTCAGAGGGATTAATAACAATTCTAACATTTTCACCACCAGCAATAACACAAGCAAGTTGTGGATTAATAAGTTCTACCACACTGAATGTTTTTGTTTCTGGATTAATAGAAACTATAACTTGTGTGTTTATAAACTGAACACCATCTGTTGCAGCTGCAAGTCCATCACCTTGTATATATGGTACTTCATTAAAATTACCAGATACAACTGCTAACACTTGTTGTGGTGTCATACAAGTTACTGGTTTTTGTGAATTATATGTATTCTTTTCATGTTCTGCATATGCACTTGTTGTCAGAACAAATGATAGGATTAATGCACTAAATACTTTTTTCATTTTGCATTTCCTCTGCTTGTTGACTAATTTGTTTCACTATATCCTCATTGATACAATTAAGCATATTTGGTCTTAATTTATTATCATACTCAGAAATTGCTTTTGCAAAATAAGTATGTTGATTTTCTATTGCATGAGCCATACAAGTTGCTCTATCTGGAAAATCTTTAAAACCTATGAATAATGGTGTCTCCTCTACACCACTAAGATTTGTGTGTGACATCATCACTACTACTATGAACCATTTCATTTTCTTTTTCCCAATCTGTGGTGAAATCATCAATCGCTTCTATCAACTTGGGAATATATTCACCCTTAGTTTTTACAAACTCTTGGACAACTCCGTCCTCTGTTACAACTAGAATCACAATCTGGTTGATTTCAATTCCAGTTCGTTCTTCAAACATCTCTGCATATGCAGATGCTTGAATGTAATAAGATTCATTCCATTCATCATTTCTTTCTTTGGTAGATGTTTTAAAATCTATGATAGATGGTGTTCCATTGTATTCTGCAATACAATCAACTCGACCTGCTACTCTATATTTATCTGAATATAGTCCACATTCTTGTGAAAGGATGTTGTTAACTTTCTCATCTAAATGTGGTCTTATCTGACCAAATAAAGTATATGGTAGAAAATGTTTGGTATGTTCTTCCCATTTTTCAGGCCAATCACTTTGTACATTATTTAAATAATCTTCGCACATATGGTGTACTTTCGTACCCCTAGCTGCAGCTGTTCTTGCAATATAATTTGCAACATCTTCACCAACTTTCTGTCTCCACTCCATAAGACCTTTCATCTTTTTCTTCTGGAGAACAGTGGTTATAGAAGGATAAAGTTTACCCTCTGGTGTTCGATAAAATCTTTTACGATTTATTGTTTGTGTTGATAGTTCTTCAATTTCAACTGGTTTGTGTTTAAAATACATAATCAAATCTCTTTCATATTATTAAAGTCAAATCATTTTTAGTGCAGATTGTGTAGTCTCATTTACCCTTCTAGTCCAACCTCTACCAAAGGTTTTAAAAGTTTTTAACTTCTCATAATACCTTTGACGGTTTTCTTGATACTGTTCGATAGTCTCTTGTAGTCCAATAAGAGAAACATGCTCATCAAGTGCTCTTATAGTCATAGGCCCAATACCACCATCTACAACTGTACCGATCATAGTTTGTAAATACTTTGCAGCTCTTCCAGTTCCAGCATTAACACCAAAATCAAAAACACAAAGATTCAAACCTTCTGGTAGGATATCTCCTTTTATTCTATCCCAATAATTTTTCTTATAGATAGGTGCAACATCTTCTTCAGTAAGATTCTGCATCGTATGTTCTGATACTGCATAACCAACCCAATCCTCGT